ACCGGCAGTCGCGGTCGTGTTACTGGATCGCGGCGGACAAGACGATCGGCGGGTTCCGCAAGATCGTGGACTCCAACGCCCGGCCCATCTGGGAACCGTCGATGGTCCTCGGCTCCCCGGACCTGCTGCTCGGCAAGCCGCTCGTGGCGGACCCGTTCATGCCCGCGGTCGCGACGGGCGCCCAGTCGGTCGCGTTCGGCGACTTCAGCCAGTTCTTCGTCCGGCTCGTCGGCGGCATCAGGTTCGAGCGGTCCGACGACTTCCTGTTCGGCAGCGACCTGGTCGCGTTCCGCGCCGTGCTCCGCGGCGACGGCGTCCTGGTAGACCAGACCGGCGCCGTCAAGACCTACAAGGCGCCGGCGACTTAGGTCCCTGACCTGCGGAAACGTGGCTGGCGGCCGGTCCGGTCTACCGGGTCACTGGCCGCCACCATCCCAGTACCGTCCATACGGCGGAAGGAAAGAACATGGTTGCACCTGGTCAGGTCCCGCCTGGCGGCGGCATGGTTTCCGGCGCCACCGGCCCGGACGCCTCTGGCGCGTACGGCGGCGACGCGTCGAACGAGCCGAACCAGTACCCGCCGTCCCTGTTCGGGATCGCCCTGCCGCAGGGCACGGGTGCCCCCGGCAGTGGTGGCGCGTCCGGCGGGAGTGATCCGTCGAACCAGGCGGGGCAGCTCTCGGAGGGGATCTCCGGTCTCGGCGCGGCGGACACGGCGGACACGCACGCCCCGGGCACGGCAGGGCAGCAGAACCACGATGGTGGCCCGGACCGGGTCAACTACACGCGGCCGGGGTCGTTCATGTCGGGGACGAACGAGCAGGACACGCTGAACGACACGATCTCCGGGCCGGACGACTGGACGCAGGCGGTCGACGGCTCGTACGCGGGCGCTGGCCCGCAGCTGCCGGGGATCCTGGGCAATGAGCCGACGCCTGGCAGCGGCCCGTACCAGCCTGGCAACGGCGGCCGTGTGCTGCGCGGCGGGTACCGGAAGGGGATGCGCTGACGATGATCGATCTGAGTCATCTCGCCGCGAACAGCATGACGGTCACCAGCCAGGAGGGCGGGAACCTCGTCCACGACAACTCGGCCGCGATGACGGCGAAGGGGACGGAGCCGGTGACGCCGATGCCTGCGGCGGAGAACATGCCGGATCCGCAGCTCGGCACGACTGCACGGGTGCCGGTGAGCACGCAGAAGCAGCCTGGCGGGTTCACGCCCACTGCGGTGTCGTGGAAGGGGAACTGACATGGCGGACGCACCCGATCCCATCACCTCGCCGCCGTCTCAGCCTCCGGCGCCGTATGACGCCACCAGCACCGCCGACATGGGCCCGTGGGTGAAGTCTGACGACAGCGGCCCGTGTGACATGCAGGGCAGCGTGTCCGGCGACTGGCCGTCGTCCGGGGTGTGGCAGCAGACCTGATGCACCTGCCGTGGCGGGACGTGGCGCCCGGCGCGGGCCCGGCTATCAGCACGTCAGTCACTGACGCGGAAGCAGCCATGCTGGGGAGGCTCGCCGCCGGCCGTCAGGTGCTGGAGGTCGGGTCCGCGTCCGGGTATTCGGCGGTGGTGATGGCCCTCGCCGGCGCGGATCACATCGTGGCGGTGGACCCGCACACGTGGATCCCCGGGTCATATGAGGCGATGCTCGCGAACCTGGCCGCCTACCAGGTGACGGACCGGGTGGAGATCATCCGCGAGTATTCACAGTCGGCGCTGCCGCAGCTGGCCGGTGAGGACGCCCGGTTCGGGCTGGTGTTCGTCGACGGCGACCACAGCGCGGACGCTGCGCGCCACGACCTGCGGTGGGCGCTGAAACTCCTCAAGCCGGGCGGGGTGCTGGCGGTGCATGACTATCTGGAGGACTGCTGCTGCCCGGGTGTGCGGGAAGCGGCGGACGGCATGTTCGGTGAGGGTGGCGAAGTGACCGGAACGCTGCTGGTGGTGACGCCGTGAAAGTGCTCGTCACCGGCTCAGCCGGGTTCATCGGCCAGCATGTCACGGCCGAGCTGAAGGCCCGCGGGCACACGGTGGTGCCGTTCGACCGGCCGCAGGACATAGGCAGTTACCTCACGGTCGATAAGGCGTTCGCCGTCCACGAGCCGGATGCGGTGATCAACCTCGCTGGGGCGCTCGGCACGCCGGAACTGTTCGGCGCGGAACGGCACGCGGCGCAGGTCAACATCCTCGGCGCCCTGAACGTCTACACCGCAGCTGCCCGGCTCAAGATCCCGGTGGTGCAGATCGGCACCGGGCACAAGGGGCAGCCGAACCCGTACGCGATCACGAAAGCATGCGCGGAGGATCTGGGGCTGGCGCGCGCGCAGTGGTGCGGGGAGAAGATCACCGTTGTCCGCGCATTCCACGTGTACGGCGCGGGGCAGATCCCGGGGCCGCCGCACGGCCCGGCGGCTGTTCACAAGTTTTTCCCGACGTTCGCGTGCCGGGCCCTGTCGGGGCTGCCGCTGGAACTGTGCGGCGGCGGGACACAACTCATCGACCCTGTCCATGCCTCCAGCGTCGCTGTAAGCCTCATAGACGCGATTGCGGGGCCGTACGGGACCGTGACCGAGGCTGGGACGGGTAAAGGATTCACGGTGGCGCAGGTGGCTGCGGACATCGCCGCTGTGTGCGATCCCACGGTGCCGCTGGTGGAGACCGCAGGCCGCGCGGGTGAGCCGTTCAACGCGGATGTGGTCGCTGCCGTACCGGTGTGCCGGGATCCGTGGCCGTACATGGTGGCGGAGACGGTGGACTGGTACCGGCAGTGGCTGGCCAGCCACTCGTAACCGTTGTCACCCCCACATGGCAGCGGCCGGAGACGGTCCTGCGCCGGTGCGTCCGGTCAGTGCTCGCGCAGGAATGGCCACACGTCCACCACGTGGTCGTGTCCGACGGCCCCGACCCGGAACTCATGGCCCTCCTGGCAGCCGACCCGGAACTCGACGCACCGGTTGAGGACGGCCGGCTGCTGGTGACCGAACTGCCAGAACATGACCCGGACGCCAGGTGGGGGCACTGGGCGCGGCTCCGCGGCATCGAACTGGCCAGGGGGGACATGATCGCCTACCTCGACGACGACAACGCCTACCGGCCGAATCATCTGTCCTCGGTCGTTACCCAGATGCTCGCCGAGGACACAGATTTCGGGTATGCGGTGGGCCTGTTCCAGGGCCGCGGGCAGCCGTACCCGGTCGGTTCGGCGCCACCGTCGTATGCGCAGATCGACACGTCGCTGATCGTCCACCGGCGGGAACTGCTCAAGCGGGGGACGTGGGAGCAGTCGATGCCGACGATCGACTGGGATCTGGTGGAACGGTGGCTGGCGGCGGGTGCCCGCTGGTCGTTCGTGCCGTACGTGACCATGGACTACTACTTCAGCGGTTAAGGGGCTGCGTGCGGATCTTCGGGATGCACGACAACTCGGGCTGCGGCTACTACCGGATCACGCTCCCGCTCGGCGAACTGGGCCGCCGTGGGCATGAGGTGAAACTCGTCCCCGGCAGCGATGTCACGTTCGCCGCCGCGGCGCCGTGGCAACTGATCACCGGGCAGCGGATCGACAAGCACGATGCGCTCCCGCTGTGGCGCCGCTTCTCGGCCCGGTCGCGGCTGGTGTATGAGATCGACGACGACGTGTTCAGCGTGGAGCGCACCAACTGGCAGGCGTACGGCACGTACTCCCGCGCCGATGTGCAGGACGCGGTGGCGCATTCGGCGGAGTGCGCCGACCTGGTGACGGTGACGACGGAACCGCTCGCTGAAGTGATGCGCGCCTACAACGGCAACGTGGTGGTGCTGCCGAACTACATCCCCGCCTATGCGTGCGACCTGCCCCGCGAGGACCGGCCACTGGCCGTCGGGTGGGGTGGCGGCGCGTCGCACGCGAAGGACATCGCCATGGTGGCGCGGGATGTGCGTGAGTTCCTCAGCCGTCACCCGCAGTGGGAGATGCGGCTGATGGGCACCGACTACCGGCCCACCATCAAGCACGAGCGCACCACGTTCACACCGTGGGTGGACATCACCAAAGACGCCCCCGGGTTCTATCAGGCGATCGACTGGGATATCGGCCTGGCGCCGCTCGACCCGGCTGGGACGTTCAACCGCAAGAAGTCGCACATCAAGGCGCTGGAGTATGCGGCCCGTGGGATCCCCGTCCTCGCGTCCGACGTGGAACCGTACCGGGATTTCGTCATCGACGGCGTGACCGGGTTCCTCATCCGCTACGACCATGACTGGCTGAAGCGGCTCGAGGAACTCGCCACCGATGACGGGCTGCGGGAGTCGATGGGCGCGGCGGCCCGCGAGCACGCCCGCAAGCACACGATCGAGGGTCACTGGCAGGAATGGGCGCAGGCGTACGAAGGGGTGCTGTCGTGAAGGTACGGATGCTGATCACCATCTCCGGTGGCCGCGGCGACGGGACACCGTGGCCCGTGGCCGGGGAGACGCTCGCGGTGGATGACGAGGAAGGCGCGGAACTATGCACCGCTCGGCTGGCGGTCCCCGTCGCGGAGGCCCCGCCGGTGGAGGAACGCACAGTGACCGCCGCCGCGGCCGTCTCTGCCGCCGCTGACGTGTCCGGTAAGGCCGCCGCGAAAGCCAAGTGATGCACCTGCTGCGGCTGGACGCGCCGCCGGAGCCTGCGTGGGAACCGGATCAGGGCTGGCGGGTGCTCGACGCGGACGGCCATGTGGTGAACGCGGGCGGCCGGACGCTGATTTACGCGACGTTCGAGATCCCCGGATTCGACGACACGGATGTTCCCCTGCTGGAGCGGCGTGGCTGAGCTGCCGCCGTCCCCAGCGTGGGCGGTTTATCTGTACATGCTTGCGGCTGCTGTCGTGGCTGCGGGTTTCGGGTTCGCCGTGGCGCATGTGATCGCCTGGCTCGAAGGATAAGCAGGGGTGCCGCCGGTCCTCGCTCAGATGATCTGTCCCGTACGGCCGAACCGCACATACCGGCTGCACCAGCGTGGATGCGGGGACGGTGATCGCCAGCGAGGCCACGCTCGCCACCCAGGTTAGCAACTTGATAACCCAACAGCGGGAGAAGTAAATGGCAGCCATAGACCAGGCCCTCGTGTCCATCCTCCTGAACGCGCTGCTCCCGACGGGCGCGGCGGGTATCCCGGGGACGGCGGTCGGTACGCCGGTGGGGACGACGGCGATGCGGATCCGGCTCAACTCGACGGCGAGCTCGCCATCTGCGGCGGGGACGGAGATCCCCACGCAGACGTCCGGGTACACGACGGCGGTCAACGGCGGGTGGCTGCTCGCGAACGCGTCCACCGCGTCGGCGGCCGGGACGGCGGTGGGGGTGCCGCTCACCACGCAGTCACTCGTGTCGATCGGCGGCGTCGTCGGCTCGCCGGGGATCGTGTCGCTGGACATCGTCGGCAACGCCGGTCAGCGCGGGTTCTACGGCAACTTCAACGGCCAGCCCATCGCCGTCGCCTCAGGCAACACTTTTCAAGTTACTGGCGGGTCGGGTGCGGCTGCTGGGATTCAAGTGTCGTTGACTTGAGCCCTTGCTGCCTTCCGTGCCCGGATTCGCGCCATGCGGCAGGGACGGCAGTAGCGCCGCCCGTCGTACTGGACACGGAAGGGGCCACCGCACTTCGGGCAGCACGTCTTGGCCATGCTCCCGTTGCGGTAAGTCCCCTGCCTGACAGCGTCCCGGATGTTGCTGCCCTGCGTGTCGTACCGGATGTTCGCCAAGCTGTCATCGCCGTTCCCTGCCGGGCCGTGGCAGACGACCATCCCTGGCGGCCGTGGCCCGATGAACGCGGCGGCGACCAGGACGTAGATGTGCCGCGATACCTGCTTCCCGCCGCGGCTGAGACCGATGACTGTCCTGCCGTCAGCGGCGTAGCCGGGTGTGAGCACGCGGCCACCCCGGACGCCGGTCACGGTGGGGCGCGGGAGTGAC